GGCGAAGCAGGCGATGCGGGCGAAGCGAAAAAACGCGAAGATGATGTGCCTAACTTTTTTGGCTCTTCGTATTCCATAGTAAAGGGATATACTGATAGATTGCAGCATATGTATTCTAAGAATACTCTAAATCTACGCATTAGAATGCCTATCGTCAATTATGATCACGATAGGAACTTTATTACTAAAATTACAAAATATGAGTATGTCTGTTCAGTCGCTAATTCTATGACAGTATTACCCGATATGTTCCCTGTAATTGCCGATATGATTAAAAAGAATGTTGCTGGAACATTTAATCTATGTAATAAAGGCGCGATAACTCACAACGAGATTTTGGAGCTATATAAAATGCACGTGGATAATAATTTTACTTGGAAGAACTTCTCAATAGAAGAGCAGAATAAGGTACTTCTTTCAAAACGCTCAAATATTGAATTATCAACGGAAAAATTGTATGAATTGTATCCTAATATTCCTGACATTAGGACATCTATTGAGAACTGTATGATTACTTATTCGCGTCTTCTATAAGCGCTATTCCTTCGCGGCTATCATAATATATATCAAATAAATCCGTTAAATCGCTTATAGACCCGTCATTTATTATTTCAACATCATAAGGAATATCTATGTATTCGTTTTCAGATATATGTGTATCTCTCACGCCTCCGGCGCCTTCAACTATATTAATAGAAGGCCTACTTATTTTTACTATAATTAAAGAGCGTATCTTTGCCGAACTTTTTAATTTATTATATTCGTGTAAAAATCGCATATCGCTAATTACATAGGAATCGCAAGAATCGCAAGAGATACGAGATAGCAAGATATCTGCCAAGAAGCCTCTATTCGTGTTTGGGATTAATTCGTCAATAGCGTGTTGCATTATTTCGGTTCCAAAAAATTGCAACGCTTTGCGCGGAGATATTCCCCAACGCTCGTCAATAATTTCTTTTTCATCACCAACAGCATTATCTTCGTCAATTCCTACCTGAATATCATTAAAATTAAACAGCTCCCTGACGGCTTTTTTCAAGGGCTCTGCAAAAGATAATTTCTTAAATCCCCGAGTAGCCACTAAATGTTTCGCCAACACATCTTTACCACTCCTTTTAGCACCACATATAGCTATGATATTTGACATCTTATGTATATATAATATATAAGTATATTATTTCATATAACAAAATCAATTTTTAACATAATACAAATAAAAATAAAAATTGACATTTAAGAATTAATTAATTATAATTAACTAACGCACATTTGTCATATAATGTTTTCATCAAATAACTGCTGGGATATTATGGATACCTATTTTTTAAAGGGGGGGTCGCGAGAATCATCAAACCCTCTTGTTAAACACCAAATAGACAGTTATAATAAGTTTGTAGATAATACACTCGGACAAATTATTGCCGGCTTCAATCCTATCAAAGTCAAGGTAACAAATCCCAAGAGTGATTTATCAATCAACGACAATAACTATAAAATATCCATTAATATTCTTCAGCCGAGTATCACGAAACCCAGTTATCAAATGGGCGATGGAACGCATAATATTATGACACCTTATATTGCCAGAATGAATAATATGTCATATTCTAGCGGTATCTATGTCAACGTCCATATTGTTACAGAATACACTAATAAAAATGGGATGATTGAGAAGTTTGACAAAACCGTTAATAATATTTACATCGGCAAAATCCCTATTATGGTCCGCTCCAAGCTATGTGTTCTCAGTCAAATGCAAGGAATCTGCGAAGAGAATAACAGCGAATGTATCTATGATTTCGGCGGCTACTTTATTATTAATGGAAATGAAAAGGTCCTTATTTCGCAAGACAGGATTAATGAAAACAAGACGCTCGTATTTCATCCTAACAATAATAGCGAAGGGTTGTATGCCGAGATTCGTTCTGTTTGCAATTCGTCGTATCTTCCTCCAAAGACAACTTGTCTGAATATGAGCGGTAAATTAAATCATATGGGACGTATCATTCGTATCAATACATCGTTTCTTAGGTCGGAGGTTCCTGTATTTGTAATGTTTCGGGCTCTCGGTATTCTCAGCGACAAAGAGATTATTCACCACATTGTATATGATACGACGAAGGAAGAGAATAAAAGAGTCATTGCCGAATTGATGGCTTGTTGCGAGGATGCTTGTGATATAAAGACGCAAGAACAGGCTGAATGCGTCCTTATTAAGATTATGAACGGCTCCAACAAGAACAATGAGCATTCAGTAAATAAGACGCTTTTGCACAATAATTTGTTTAACGATTTTCTCCCGCACGTTGGCAAGAGTTATAGGAGAAAGGCGTTGTATATCGGCTATATTATTCGCAAAATGATTCGCATTTATCTCGGCTACGATACATATGATAATCGCGATTCGTATATTAACAAGCGCGTAGATACTCCGGGAGTTTTGATGAGTAATTTGTTTCGCCAGTGTTATGGCAAATTGACGAAGGAGTTGAAGGTTGCTATTGAGAAAGAGCTTAGTATGTGGCGCGGCAATTCAAATACACCGCTTTCAAATATTATCTCGGATATTAGCATTCACCGGTTTTTCAAGCAATCTCTGTTGGAATCGTGGATTAAATACTCCTTCTCAACAGGCAATTGGGGTATCAAAAGTATCGGCAGTTTTCAGAATATTAAGCAGGGAGTTTCGCAAGTTCTAAATCGTATGTCTTATGCGAGCACCTTGTCTCATATGAGGCGTATTAATACTGCTATGGAAAAGAATGGAAAGCTCGTACAGCCGAGAAAGTTGGATAATTCGCAGATTGGTATGATTTGTCCTGCTGAAACACCAGAAGGCAGTTCGGTAGGATTAGTGAAAAATATGGCACTTAGCACAAATGTATCAATTGCTATGAATAGCTATCATATCAGAAAAGTTCTTGAAGAATTGGGAGTAGTTATGTATGACGACACCTATAAATCAGGAGATAAGCCAGGAGATAATTTGGAAAAATCGGCAATTAATTTCCTAAAAAATATGGGAAATAGCTCAAATGTTTATATTATGGTGAATGGCGATATTATCGGCTATTATGATAAACCTATTGAGCTCTATAAAACACTGAAACACTATAAGAGGTCAAGTATCATTCACCCGATGACATCAGTTGTTTGGAATATTCAAAAATCAAACATTATTATCAGTACGGAGGCGGGGCGTATGTATAGACCGCTCTTTATTGTAGATTATGACTCTAAATTGAAAAAGAGCATATTGCGAATTGAAAAGATTTTAAAAAGAAAAAATATGAAATGGGAGGATTATATCAAGGATAAAAACTTTGACTATTTCATATCTCCCAACGAACCCTATGTTCCCCGCGAAGCTGGAGATGCTGAAGAGAAGGCTTGCGACGATGACGACGGCAATAGCGACGAGGGCTATTTGGAAGAAGAAGGATTTCTTGAATATATGGATTGTGATGAAATTAATACGGCGATGATTGCGACATTCCCTGCCGATTTGGATGAAGGAATTAAGGGAACGGCTCTTCCTCCCTGTTATACGCATTGCGAGATTCATCCAAGCTTAATGAATGGTATTCTTGGAGCTAATATTCCATTCAGCGACCATAATCAATCCCCGAGAAATTGCTATCAGTGTGCTATGGGCAAACAGGCACTAGGTATTTATGCAAGTAATTTCAACAAACGTATTGATACTATGGGGAATATTTTGAATTACCCGCAAAAATCCTTGGTATATACTAAATTATCAAAATATACTATGGCACACAAATTGCCTTCAGGAGTTAATGCGATTGTTGCGATTATGACACATACTGGATTTAATCAAGAAGATAGTATTATGATTAATCAGTCCGCATTAGACCGCGGGCTATTTACGAGCACTTATTACAAGGCGCTCAGGGATGTTTGCAATAAGAATCATAGCACGGGAGAGGAAGAGATATTTACGAATCCTAATGATAAAACTGAAAAGAAGCCATATTGTTATGATAAGTTGGATGAGAATGGCTTTGTCCCAAAGAATACTTATGTAACCGGAAATGATATTATTGTAGGTAAGGTTATGCCTAAAAAGTGTAATGGTGAGATTTCATATCAAGACAGCAGTCTTACGATGAAAACTAATGATGATGGTTATATTGATATGAATTATAATGGCATAAATAGCGATGGCTACAGGTTTTGCAAAGTGCGTATTCGCAAGAACCGTAAGCCAGAGATTGGCGATAAATGTGCCAGCTGTAGTGCTCAAAAGGGAACTATTGGTATGACATATAAACACCAAGATATGCCATATACTAAGGATGGAATTGTGCCGGATATTATTATGAATCCGCACGCTATCCCTTCGCGTATGACTATCGCACAGCTTATGGAATGTATTATGGGAAAAGCCGGGTGTCATATTGGGGCTTTTGGAGATTCTACGCCATATAACGACTGTACTGTTGAGGATATCGCGAAAGTATTGGAGATGTCTGGAATGGAAAGATATGGTAATGAGATTATGTATAATGGAAGGACGGGAGAACAAATAAGGACGGAAATTTTTATCGGTCCTACATATTACCAGAGGCTGAAACATATGGTAACAGACAAGGTTCATTGTCTTACAGAAGACCATGAAGTTCTTACAAATAATGGATGGAAACAAATTGCCGATATTAGTATCAATGATAAAGTGGCAATATTGAAGAATGACGCACTTGTATATGAAAAACCTGTAGAAATCTATAAATACCCTGACTACAAGGGATATATGTATAATATCTCAAATAATATGGTAGATTTAGATGTTACCATTGGACACCGAATGTATGTAGCGAATGCCGCGGGCGCAACATATAATCTTGTAGAGGCTAGTAAAATACAAGGACAGAAAATGAGATATAAAAAGGATTCTTTATGGAACGAGGTAGATTATCAATTGGATATTTCAAATGGTGGCAGCGACAGTAGCGATATCAAGCCTATTAATATGGAGGCATGGTTGTCATTCTTTGGTAAGTGGATTGCGCATAATGGAATTGATAAGGAAAATGCTATGCTTATAAACGAATATGGAAATAATGATAATAATGATATTGTGAAATATATCAATAGATTGGATGATAAATACAATTTCCCGGCGTGGGTATGGAAGTTGAGCTCAATTCAATGCAGGTATCTCGTAAAATCTATGGTATCTGTTAAGAACGATGATATCAAAAACAATTTTGAGAATATGTATTGTACATTAAGCGAGAGTTTGGCTGATGATATGACGCGCCTATTGATTCATGCGGGATGGAGTGGGATTAAATCGCGATTTAATAGATATTGGAAGATTACGATTATTAAAAATAAGAATAAACCGATTGTCAATGACCCAAATGATAAATCAAATAAGGAGAATATCTATTATTACCAAGGCGCCGTATATTGCCTGAGTGTATCTACTGAGGTATTTATGGTAAGGCGAAATGGCAAATCGGTATGGACTGGTAATTCTCGCGGTTCAAATGGGCCTATTGTTATGCTTACACGACAACCAAGTGAGGGTCGCGCTCGCTCGGGCGGACTTCGTTTAGGAGAGATGGAAAGGGATTGCTTTATCGCACACGGAACATCAAACTTCCTTGCCGAAAGAATGCTTCATGTATCTGATAATTATCGCATCTTTATCTGTAAGAAATGCGGGATGCACGCAAATGTAAATACAGATAAAAATATTTATAGCTGTAAATACTGTAAAAATAACACAGATATTGCACAGGTAAGAATGCCTTATGCTTTCAAATTACTAAATCAAGAATTATACACTATGAATATTATGATGAGATATGTTTGTAATTAGAATACGGAATGTATTAGATGAAACTTAATACTAGTGCTTTTAGGTATGATTTATTGTGGAAGGATGGGAGTTGTTAATTTCTTTTAGATTATCTAGAAATTTTTGTGCCTGTACTATATTGTTTAGATGATTGTTTAGACGAGGTGTCTTTAGGTTCGTCTTTTATATTAGTTATATCAATTTGTCCTTCAATTTTTTGATTATTTTGTAATGTATAAATTAATACATCACTCATCAATAATGAAAACATCTGAATTGTTATATTACTTTCTCTATTTAAAATTCTTAATCTGGTAGATTGAGTAAAAAAGTTTGCTATATTTGTTAAACTTTTAGTTGTTGTGTTTCTAAATTTTGAATATGCTGATGATTTTTCTTTTTCAATATTTTGTATATATTGTGTAAACATTTTTTCGTCAAATAATATATTTTTTTTGTAACTTTCGTCATTATTAAGCATTGCAACATTAATATTAGCATTTTTAATTGTAATTAAAAACATAATTATATATTTGCTATCAGTAATACTATCTAAATATGACTCTAATATTTTTTGAATTTGGTATTTCATTACTTTATATTTACTAGAAACATTATCACTAATAAAATTATCAACTCTTTCATTGTACTTTTCTGGATTTTCATCATCATTTTTCACAATATTTTTTTTTATAATTTCTCGTATTTTAGTTATATTTTCTATCATATGTAATAAATTACCAATTAGTATGATTAATGATGATTTTAATTCTTTCTCTAAACTAATTTTAGACATTAACCATAATCCTAATAAAGTAAATACACTCGCGATTGCAATTAATGATCCAAAAGTAGTTACGTTGCCTATAATAGTCGTCCCTAATAATCCTATACCAACAATAGTTATAAATGCTGACGAATATTTAGTAATATTTTCAGCTTTTTCTATATTTATTAGTTTATTGTCGTAGGTATTATAATTATGAATACCATGCTGTTTAAACATTAAAACTATAGCTTCAACTTTTTTCTTTTCTTCTTCATTTAAGGTATCAATATTTTTATATTTTTCTAAAAATATAAAAGCCTCTTCTATTCCACATTCTAATTTTTTTTTTTTAATTTTAGCTTCTTCTTGTTTTTGTTTATTAACAAATATATTAAATAAATTTGAAATTTTTCCACCACCAATATGTTCTTCGTAATCTGTTATTGTTTCCCTATTATATAAGTGTTTTTTTCTTTTAGATCTACTTTTTGTTTTTATAGTTGCTTTTTTAGGTTGGTCCTTTGTTTTTATAGTTGCTTTTTTAATATTATTTATAATTACTTTAACCATAATATCTATATATTTAATATATAAACATTTAATATATAATTTTATAAAAGATGGCGGATAATCATAAATTGTACAAAGTATTAGATGTTAGCAGAGATGCGAGCGATGATGAAATAAAGAGTGCTTATAAAAAGAAAGCGATGCAGTATCATCCTGATAAAAACAAGGGCGACTCTGAATGCGCTACTAAATTCAAGGAAATATCAAATGCCTATAATATTTTAGGAGATAAGGACAAGAGAGAAAAATATAATGCTTGTGGTGATAATAATTATAATGAAGGTTCTCAGGATAATATGAGAAGCCATCAAGATATTTTTGAAGCATTTTTTAGAGGACACGAACATGGCTTCGGTGATAGTTTTTTCAGTTTTGGAGGAGGCGGTAGAGGCGGCGGAGGCGGAGGCGGAGGCGGTAGAGGGGGGGGAAGAGGCGGGAATAGGCCACAACAAAAGGCTGATTCTATAGAAAGTGTATTTAATTTAACACTTGAAGATATATATGAAGGATTTAATAAGGATTTAAATATTAAATTGAAAAAATATTGCACGAGCTGTAATGAGGAATGTCCTGATTGTGATGGAAAAGGATTTATACATCGTATCCAAAATATGGGTATAATGCAGACTATATTTCAATCACAGTGTAATAAATGCGGAGGCGAAGGTATAGTGATAAAAGGCAAGTCTAGTTGCAAATTGTGTAGTGGCAAAGGATTTTACAATAAGGATATCAAGGCTACTTTGATTATACCAAAGGGTGTTAATGAAGCTTATAGGACGGCTTTTCCCGAATTGGGAGAGCAACCTAAGACTGATAATGTTAAACCGGGCGATTTAATAATTAGCATAAAAATAGAGGAACACAAACATTTCAAGAGGAATGGGAATGACCTTCATTATAAGACAGATATATCTTTTATAAACTCTATAATCGGCGAAGTAATAACCATACCATATTTTAAGGATACTATTGAGATAAACACCAAAATACTTGGTGTTATTTCAAATGGCAAAAAATATCTATTGGAAGGCAAGGGATTGCCTATATTAAATACTAATAATAAAGGCAATATGTTCATAGAATTTAATATTAATTACCCGAAAATTAAAAATACCGAAAAGCTTGACGAATTGAAGAAGCTACTTGAAGAAGTATTTGTTTAATCGCTCTATATTGCTATGCTATTTTTTTTGTTATCTATGGAATATAAGATATTGTATATAGCCGATAGATTTACAGATGTTTTATCAAAGCCGGCGTTTTTAACAAACTTTAGAAGTTCATATGCTTGTTTGTCATTTCTCACAATCTTATTATCATATCGCGTAATAATAAATATATACTCTTTAGGGTCTGTTATTACATTTTTGTTAATATAGAAGGTTTTTCCTAATGTATCTCTTGATGCACTGCTTTTATATTCGCCATTATCAGAATCTATGTCGGTATATTTTAGATATTCGTAATTATCTATTGTCAAATTATAATATACAAATCCAGGCGATGAAATGTCATCGTTTTCTACTTTATCCTCACTAATTATAATATTGCTAATATTTCTATTTTCTCCAAAAACGACATTTGTAGTTTTTGTAACAAAATCGTATTGGAGACAGAAGCTGAAGTTAGACAATGATTTATCCACTGTATTTTTTTTTATTAGATATACATTGTATCTGAACGGATATTCTAAGTTGTCATTGATTTCTATTGCCTGCTCTATTTCCTTGCATCTCTTTATATTACTTGCTTCTCTATAAATAACATCATAATACATTACTACCAAAATAAATATTACGAGGGCTATAAATATTAAAATGATGAAATGCTGATATAAAGACACTTTATAAGTATTGCTTGATACCTTTGATAAAGTGTATAATATGTAATAAGAATACGCCTCAAACTCCGATAGATATATATTTATTATATTCAATATCTCGCCAAAACTGCTTTTTTCTTGATTTTCTTGAATATCCATTTAATCTACAATAATATAATAAAATTGTATTTGTGTAATAGTTTTGTGTTCCCCCCGTATTCTCTTTATATGAATAACTTTTCGCGATTATTTTTAGCATAGAATATATCGTTTATTATATTAATATTATAGTTTTCGTTTTTAGAATATATCTTGGTGAATTTTATCAAATCTCTACCGGTCTCATCATAAGGCAATTTATTATTATTATCATCAACGAGTATATATTTAAATCTTTCTTCGCGCAAGATATTGGCATCTATATTTTCTATTTTTTCACTCTTCATAGTTCTTAGATTAAAATAATAAAATACGAGCCTTTTTTGTGCCTCTATTATAGGGTCGTTTAAAGCCGCAATATATTCATTCTGCGCGATTTTTATTTGACCTGTCTTATCGCTTATTTTTCCGTCTATAGCTGTGTTTTTAGCAATATAATCAGCATCTTTATCATCTAATTTAACAAGTTCGTTTTCAAGTTTAGCTTTTTCATCTTTTAAAGAATCTAATACCCGCCTTTTATTATTTAACACAAAATTATAGTCTGGTTTTTTGAAAGATTCTGAGCCATCATTGTAATCTCCGTAGTCTGTTCCATAATCAACTATGGTTTTTTTCTTCATAAAATCGTATGTTATTTTTAATACATATTTGGATGTTGTCGTATCTATTAAATCGTTATTGATAATTATAATGTTATAAACGAAAGGTTTCTTTATCCTATTATTATTCTCAATAGTATTTATTATTTTGCCACACTTGGATAATTTTTTAGCATCAGTATATATATTATCCCAGTATAACACTATGGATATCATAGATATGATGGCTATGAAAATAAAACTGAATAGCACTTCGTTGTAATTTGTTTTGGTATCATTGTATATCTTTTCTATTTGATAATTAAATGAATAATAGAACGATATTAAAAACTCAAGCTTGTCTAAATTATAATATATTGACGCAATGATAACAAATACAAAAATTAGAATTATCAACAATTTCAATAATGATATTATATCAAGCTTATACAACACATATAATATAATCATCAGAGATATGAAGGCATATAGCTTTAAATTATTATTAATAACCTCTGAACTAATGTTAAATATATTAGAAATAAATATATATATTAATATGATAACAAGAAATACCTTAATAATTATTTCATAATCATAGACTATACTGGCTATCTCTTCGGCTTCCTTTTCTATATCATTATTTGATGAATTAGAATAACGTTCCTTATATCCCATTTATTCTATAATAATATTTTTAATTATACGGAGTATATCGGAGTAATTGAGCTTTAGAGTTTCATTGCTATTTTCATACCTACTTCCAAAGCCATTGTAGTGTTTTCTATATTTGCCGATGCGATATCATTTTCTGTAGTAATTATTGATAAATTTTTTAAAGTAACCGCGTTTGTCGTATGCTCTCTTACTTTCATAGCATCTACCATATACGTCTCTTTTTTCTCATAATGCTGTTTAGCTTTATTGTAAAGATTTTTTTCTAATTCGGTTATATATGTTCTCTGCTTTTCATATTGTGATCTTATAATAGAAGCAAAATCAATCTTATTTTCAAATCTTTCTCTTTTCTTAAATAAGCTTAGGAATAGCTTTAATAATCGCAACAAGTTAGTAATAGCAAAATTGAGGAATGGAGATTCTCCCAATATTATGTTAAATACTTCAACCAATTCATCAAATGGCCATTTATATGCCATCCAACTAATGAAAAATATATTCTTTATTATAAACCAAGCAGCTAAGGCTACAAATATAAGAATTGTTAAAGATCCAAAAATAATAGAATAAAAATTCATCAATCCTTCGTTATATATAATTTTATCAAATATAATTACGGGTATAACAGATACAGGCTGATTGAAGCCTACTGTATGGCTAAAAAGGCTTTCAACTGGCGAATTCTCAATTGCTTTATAAATAGTTTTTCTATAAAAATCGTATAATATTCCTATTAAACAAAAAAACCACACATATATAATTATAGCTATTATAGTCAATGACACTTTTATAAGTTTCAACGGATTCATTTTTGAAAAATATTTATTGAAAACATTTTTAATAAAACCTTTTACCATTTATTCTATTATGATATTTTTAATATCGCAAATATATGAATAATATTCTTTTTTTTTCTTTTTATTAATACCATATATATCTATAATATTTTCCTTCATTTCATTAATTATTTTGCATCTGTTATCGTTTTCTTCGTTTTCTTCTATAGTTAATTGCGAAAATATTGTATTTATTTGCTCGTTTAAATTGTATATATTGTTATTATAGTATATATCAATAATATAGCTTTCAATATCATCAATATCATCATAAATCTTCTCATTAAAATTATATTTTTCCTTCAATAATTGAATATACTCGTGTAGTTCATATAAAAAGCACATATTTGCCTTTGGTAGAGCCTGATAAGATTATGGCGTACTGTTAGAATGTAACAAGTTCACTGTATATATATCAATTTTTTATAGATAGATATTATTGTATGACATATTTATTATTATATAAAAATTGATTTATATGATATAACATATATCATAATAAATATGAGTGCTGTTAAGAAAGTTTGCATTAATTCTTCTAAGAATTATTATATGGGAACCGAGCTATCGCCTCTCCATTATGGATTGTCTGCGGAAGGCTATGATATCAATTCTATTATGGAAGGCTATGATAAAGAGCTGTGGATTGTAGATGTCAAAAACAACAAAAAGGTGTGGGTCAAAAACGAAAATCTATCTCGTATTACACATGAAGAACCTGTAATAAATAACATACTTTCTCTATATTGCGATGCTGAAGATATTGAAAGGATTAATCAATTAAAACAAAAGTGTGAAAAAGACGGCTCTTATAATTTAAAAGATATAAAGGAGTTTTATAATGTACGCGACGATTATTGTGGTGATATTCGCGACAATGAAGCAGGAGAAAATGGAAAAGAAACCGATTGTTCTGGTGCCGACCAAGAAGAAATCGGCAAAGGAACTTCAGGCGCTACGGGAACTCTAAGTAATGAATATAAAGAGGATAATATGTCAGAGAAGACTTTGGTATTAAATGGTGCTAAATGTATCGTCGGTGGTAATACTGGTGGTAATACTGGTGGTAATACTGGAGATGAAAATTATGACGGAGATGTATACCTAGATGATATTTTGAAAGGAGCTAAAGGAGGAAAAGGAGGAAAAAGCAGAAAAGGAACTTCTTCGGGAACTCAGGTACCTTCGGGAACTGTCGCGAAGGCAACGAAGGCTACAGAGGAAGGGAAGAAGGCTGATGCAAATTGTGTAGCGAAGGATGGCGAGAAATGTATAGCAAACGATGGCGATGATAAGAAGCCTACGGATTATAATATATTTGTTAAGTTTCGCCTAAATGAGCTTAAGGAGATTAGTACAAATAAGAAGGATAACTTTGAGAATGTCAAAATTGAATGGAGAGAACTGAAGAAAAATAAGGGCGAGCTTAAAATTGTTATGGAAAAGGCATATTCGTGGTTAAATCAATGTAAATAATATAAAATAAAAATTGATTTATTATTTAAATAAATAAGAATAATATAAAGTATATGAATATTATTAAATTGAATAAGCATAATAATATTGTACTAATTGATTGTAGCTACTATATTTTCCACAGATATTTTGCTACTATGAGATGGTATAAGTTTCAAAAAAATTATCCAGAAATTAATGTTGATGAAATTATTGAAAACGAAAACTTCATTAACGCATTTTATAAACATATTGGAAATGATATGAAGAAGATATGTAAAATGTGGAAGACGGCTCCTAACAATATTATTTTGTGCTATGATTGTTTGCGTAGTGATATTTGGAGAAATGATATTTATGATAAGTACAAGGCGACGAGAAGCCAGAAGAACAATTTTAATAAAAACATCTTTAGCATATTTAATGAGTTTGTTAATAAAAAGCTGGAATTGAAGAGCATCTATTCCGACAGATTGGAGGGAGATGACATTGTATATCTTACGCATAAATATCTGAAGCCGAAGATTGCTTCTAAGATTATTATTATTACGAATGACAATGACTTTCTTCAATTGGTAGATAAGAATGTCCTGGTATTTAATATGCAGTTCAAAGAATTGAAAAAGCGCGGATATGATGATGCGAATGTAGATTTAAACTTTAAAGCGATTTATGGAGATAAAAGCGATAATATTCCTAAAATTGGTACTGGAATTACAAAGGATAAGGCAATTGCTATCGCTAAACTCTCTAAAAACGAATTGCATAAATACTTGGTTGATAATAACTTTCTGGATAACTATGAGTTTAATATGAATCTCATCTCATTTGAAAAGATACCCCAGAAATATATTGATATCTACAACATCAATAACAAGATAGTCCTAGAATAATCCCTGCTATCCCTGCTATCTCTTGCGTATCTCGTGATTCTCGCTTTGCGAGCAACATTATATATATATTTTTATTTTTTTTTATTTAATCCCTTGAAGATAAAAATTGATCATATATAAAATTTAGTTAATTACTACATATTAATATGAACAGGCAACGTTCAATTATTGAATATGAACTAGATGAACTTACTATAATTCGTAAAGAATCAGAAATATTCAATCGTCAAGTTGAGTTGAATTCACTCTTGGGCAAAAACATTATTTTTGAAAACCAAAAATTGTGTGGAAAAGAAGTTAGAAACATATTTAATAATAAGTCAATAATTAATTGTTTAGTATATGGACCAACGCAAGTAGGTAAAACAGGTTGTATGACAGTACTGATCCTATTATACATCTTATCTAATCCTATTCCTATTAATAATATTTACATTATAACGGGCTTATCAGATGTTGAATGGAAGAAGGATACAAAAAATAGAATGCCCGACTCTATTAATAATAGGATATTTCATAGGGCAAATATGAAAAAATTTATAGCTGATATAAAGGGCAAAAAAAACTGCTTGATTATTATGGATGAAATACAAATAGCTTGTGAAAATAATCAAACAATTGAGAAAGTTTTTACGAAATGTAATTTTTACGATTTAGATTTTCTTTTAGATAACGATATAAAATTCGCTCAATTTTCTGCTACACCTGATGGAAATCTAAATGATATAAAGGGTTGGAAAAATCATTCAGCAATAGTTAAACTATCGCCAGGTCAAGGCTATTATGGGCCTAAGCAAGCTATGGAACAGGGAAGAATTAAACAATTTAAAGATTTAACCATCCCAGAAAATGTAGAAGAACTCAGAAATGATATAGAAAACTATCCAAACCCTAGATATCACTTAATTAGAGTGCCAAGTAAAAGAGGAAATAAGGATAAGACAACAAACAATCAATCAATAGTTATATCCAATTTTAAAAAAGTTTTTGGAGAAAATTATGAATATAATGAAAAATATCTTGAAAGCAAAAGAGATGATATTAATTGTATATTAGAAAAAAAACCTGAAAGAGATACATTCATTTTCTATTGTGAAATTTTAAGATGTGCTAAAACTCAGTGTAAAAAATATGTGGGCATTTCGTATGAAAGATATTGTATAAATCCGCAAGATTCTACGATTCTTCAAGGATCATTTGGAAGATTATGTGGTTATGATGATAATGGCGATAGCATATGTTATACTAATATTAAATCAATAGAAAATTATATTAAATTACTGGATAATGGTATGGAGTTTAAAAAAGGTATTGAATGGAATACAAGGACTACACAATATAATAAACAAGAAGACAATACATATAATAAAAAGGGAACATATAATAGTGTTTCACACATAGAACAATTAAAAGATAATATTGCAAAGCCTGATATTGAAAAAACTATAGTAAAACCATCAATTAAGATATTCAAAACATTTGAAGAAATGAAAGAGTTTTTCAAAGATGAGGGCAAATATCTTGGAAGAGGCCCTAATAAAAAGGAGAAGTACAAGGACGGAAACGGATTTTATACTTGTATTACGCAGTATGACAAAGATTATAAGGTTAGGACAAGAGAATTTTTTGAAAATATTGAGAAAAATAATAATTGGGGGTTTAATGATGGTGATGCAAAAAATCGGTTCCGTCTTTATTCTTGTTATTATGATATTACTGATTCAAACACTCTAGAATGGTGGCTAGTATATTATGAAAATTAGAAAGAACCGCAAAGCTCTACCCGCCCATATTCCTATATTATTGACATTATCTTATACATAAAATAAATATATATATATACATAGATTCTCTTAGCATTTATAGAGACACTAGAAAATCTTTATTTTTTCATTTTTAATTTTGAGTACATCTTTCTGTTTTTTCAAAAATTTCAAAAGTTTTTTAGAAATTACAAAATAAATCAAGAGATACGCTCCGCTACTCAAATTTTAATTTTCAAATTTTAGAAAAATATAGTTTCTTTTTTAGACATCATAATGGTAATACTAATATCTCAATAGCCCGCGTTGGGGGCGGGTTCCCCCACTATTATAAAAATACTTAGATTAATAGAGCAGTTATTGAGACACTGGAATATTATAATTTTTTCAATTTATAATTTGAGTACATCTCTTGATTTATTTTGTAATTTCTAAAAAACTTTTGAAATTTTTGAAAAAACAGAAAGATGTACTCAAATTATTCTTTTCAATTTTTAGAAATATCCAGTGTCTTTTTAAGTTATCATAATGGTAATATAAATAGCTCAGGATAGCCTTTTACTATAGCCTTTCTATAAAACCGCGTTGGGGGCGGTTTCCCCCATAGGTTCCCCCCATAGGTTCCCCCCATAGGGTTCCCCCATTTGAAATAAAAAAATTGCTATTGTTAGGTAATAATGATTGTGTATAAGTTGATGAAGGATTTGAATGAAGAAGAGATATTTAGATGTATAAGGTTGATAAACGCTAATTTTAAAAATAACAGGTTTAATACATATAGCAGCGTTATATATTATGTCGCAGGGAGTGATATCATAGGTTTTATAGGAATTAGTGATAATTATCTTAATCAAATATGCACTAATGTAAATTATAGGAATCGTGGGATAGCCTCTAAAATGATTAGTAGGGTTAAGGAGGAATTGGGGGCGGAGCCAATATATCTGTTTGTAGATAAGAATAAATCTACAACAGAATACCTAGTGAATTTTTATAAAAAATGTGAGTTTATCATAGAGTATGAAAATGATGTTGAATATAAAATGGGATATAAAAATTGATTAATATTATATAATTATATAATACTTACAATACACATAACATATACTAATGGAGAGAATTGAAGAAGAGCAAGATATTGATGTGTATATTGACGGTTCCTGTATTAACAACGGAAAGATTAATGCTAAGGCTGGCTATGGCGTATTTTTTGAGACAGATGATTGTCGTAATGAGTCTAATGTAGTTCAAGGGAAACAAACGAATAACACTGGAGAGCTAACGGCTATGATAAGGGCTCTTGAAATATTGAAGAAAGAAATTGAAGATAAGCGAAATATCAATATCTATACAGATTCCGAGTATGTTATGAAATGCACGGGTTCTTACGGAGAGAAGCTGGCAAAGAATAACTGGAAAACGAAGGAGGACAAGATTCCCCCGAATTTAAAGCTATTGCAAAAGATTTACGAGCTATATCACGGGAACAAGAAACATATCAAGCTACATCACATCAAGGCACATACTAATCTATCTGATAAACACTCTATTGGCAATAGCCAGGCAGATAGATTGGCGAACTTGGCAGTTAATCCCAATTTTGAAGAGCGCGACGAAGATATATGCGGATTTAAAAATCTTTCTGTTGTCGTCGCGAGTTCTGCAAAAAACTTCATTAATGTCTCTTATACTTACAAAGATGCCGTGAAAAAGTTAGGGTGTAAATGGGATATGAATAAGAAAAAATGGTATTACGAAGACAATATTAGCGAGGAAAACATTAAATCCATCAAGGATATTGAAAACCTCAGTTTATCCACAGAAAAAGAAAAGCCTGCGCGGAGCAATACTGGAGAATCCGGAGCTGGTACCGGCGCCAGCGGAGCATCAGGCGAATCTGATAAATCCGACAAAAGTAATAGGGTATATATTAAGGTCGCTTTTAAAAATAAAGATGCCGTTAAAAAACACGGGTGTAAATGGGATCCTGAGAAAAAATCTTGGTATTATTTCGCAGATACTGATAAAAATAAAATAGCAGAAATTATGAAACTTATCTAAAATGAAGGGAGTATGCGCGTGTTTGTGTGTGTGTGTATGTGTGTGTGTCGCGCGCGCGGGGATTGAGGCATTTATGGGGGATACAAAGAGATTATATTTTTTATATAGTTGATATTGATTAATGGGAGGATAGGGCTACATTCCCATAGGTGTGTTTTGAGGAATGTTTGGATATTATAATTTACCGGATACATATGAAAGAGTCCTGAATAAATATCAGTCATATATTTTTTATATTTGTGATTAATGAGATGAATGCTATCTTTCGGGAGAACAATTAGCAGTTGGATGTTCGGATCCAGAAAGTTATTGTTCGCAGTAATTACGGGTGCCTCGTGGGCGATTGAATGATTGCTGATATCTTTTAGTGTAGGCGGATAATTATAAGGATAATACCATTCGCAGTCAATGCTATACCCTTTATAATATTGATATACCCAATAGATGCCTTTGATATAGTTAGAGCACGAATTGTAAATTACTGATGAATCAATGGTAATGTTATTTTCAAATATCATATTATAGTAGTTCTTATGCCATCTGCTATTATCATTGTATATCTTGTAGCATAAGTCGTCTTTATTTTTTAATCCATAATTATCACTCGGAATACTAGAATTGTTGAATATTTTTTTATTGATATATTTTTCGCAAATAATAAATATATCTTTGTCTTCCGTCATTGACAGTTGCTTGAAAATGTATTTCAGGCACTCATAATTAATGCTATTATCGCTTACAAGCAACCCAAATTCTTCGGTGGCTTTCCGCGCAATTGAGATAATCTTGTCGGCGCCATCGGCTTTAATATCCACGGTCAATAAGTGCGGGACAAAATCGTTCCCGAGGATTGAACACAAAGTACAATAGGATTCAATAATATCTTCCTCTTTATGAAGCTCCTTGTTAAGCCCCCACAAAAAGTTCAATTCTCTCAAGATGGCTACTCGCAAGTTATTAATATTCAAATAATTATATACTACCTGATTCGTGATTTTATCAACAGTTTCACGCATTAAGTAAATATTTTTAATATGCGACATCAGCGACAATATAATTAAATCGGCGTCAAGGCCGTTGATAATAATATTTTCCTTAGTGGAGCCAGCTGTCATCATCTTGATTTTTTTAAATATCTTGTGTTCGCCTTCGCCACATTCATTACTTCCGCTATATATAATTTCTATGTTATGTGTGGAGTATCTCACTTTGTTATCCATATAAACATTCATCTTTTTCATAAAAGCCGTCCCTGGCGTTATGGCATTTGTATCCCATACCGGCGTATTGACGAAGTCCTTATCCAATTTATTTCTGTAAATATTCAAATATCTGCGCTTTCTCTGTTGAATAATTTTAGCCGTAGGAGCTACGCCATCGGCGCATATGACATATTTTTTAGCCTTGTATAATTCTATGTAGCTCTCAACCTTATTCCAAATACCTTCCAAAATTAGTTCATCAATTTCTTCCGTCTTCATAGATTCAGTTCGTTTGTCCTTTAAAATCTGTTGGGCGACAGTATGGATTATGCCATTAAAATCAATACAATAAATATCTGTCCGCGCCGGTTTATTATTATCTAAAATATTTTGATATTTTTTTGTCAACGAATAAAAATAATAAGGAATACCCATAATAATTTACTATGTATATATACTATTGTATTTATATGATTATCAATTTTTATTTTTCTTTATATGATATTAGAATATACAAACAAAATAATGGGAAGTCGTACTATAAATATAAATGACATATTTTTTGGGTCAGAACAATCAAAATATGCCGGAATAGCGTTATTTATGACGATTATGATACTATGCGTGATAATATTATTCAGCAGCAGCCGAATACCTATTGGAGACAGATTTATGTTCGTATTATTTATATTAATAATATCTGTTCCTTCAATCCTAATGTCCTTGTTTGAACTAACCTGTATAGTTACTGGCGGCAATCTTAATACCCGATGGTGGTGCTGGCTATTGGCGTGGGTATTAGCAGTTATCATAATAGTATATTGCATTATGATAATAATATCTATGTTAATTTCTATGTCCGAGTACGATATGGCAAATGACAGATTAGATTACAGGACTGAAAAAAATAAAATGAGTAAAGATGAGGCAAACCTATATGCTAAAAAAATAATAATAGATGACAAGATAAGCCAACAAAAACAAGAATCAAAACCAGAAGTATATAATACTCCTCTTGCTTCTTCCTCGCACGCTACTCCCCCTACGCACCCTACGCACGCTACGCCACCTCATGTGGCACCTGTAATATCTACAGCCCATCGTACTCCCACAACTCATAATGATCAAGCGATGAACTCTTCAACGCACGGTGTTAATTCGCAACCTCCTCATTACCAAGAGCCAAAAGTGAGCGATGTTAATTCGCTACCTTATCCTAAATCATCAACTAATGATATTTATACAAATTATGCACCTCTCGAAGGAAGCTCTGTTGCGTCTGAAATGACAATACAGCACCACGATAAACCATTCCCTATGATGCCCGCTCCTTCTCAGCAATCTACCAATAGCGTTTCTTCGTTTAATGGTTATGACAGCACTGACAATTATTCTTCATATTAAATATAAGGTTGTATAAGGCATAATTTTCGGTTAGATATTATTTTTTACTATATAATAAATACATTTAAGAAATGTTTAATATTATATATTAATGTTATTAATTATATATTAATGAAGAAAAAGTATGATGAAAGTAGTAAGAAGAATAATTATTTTCGTCCGCAATGTTGTAGAAATTGCGGATTAAACGGGCATTTATACAAAGATTGTCCGCATCCTATAATGAGTTTTGGAATAATATGCTATAAGATAGTTAATGGAGAGATTAAATATATTATGATACAGCGAAAGGATAGCTTGTCATTTATGGAGTTTGTTAGAGGAAAGTATAATATAGATGATGACAAATATATTATAAAGCTGATTGAATATATGACGGATTCTGAGAAAAAACTGTTGCTTACAAATAATTTTGAGCAAATATGGAATTATACCTGGTGTCAAATAAATCAAGGGACTTTCAAGCATACGAAGGAATATATAGACTCCAAAAATAAGTTTGAAATTATTATGAATGATAGCAATATTAAAAGCATATTATCTATCAAAAACTTTAATAACAATAATGAATCAGAGCAAGAATGGGGATTTCCTAAGGGGCGAAAGAAGTTGAAGGAGGCTGATATAGATTGTGCCGTGAGAGAGTTCTGTGAGGAAACGCAATTGAACAAGAATGATATTGAAATAGACAAAAATATTATTCCTTTTCAAGAAATCTTTTTCGGCACTAATAATATTCTATATAAACACGTCTATTATGTTGCAAAAATAATAAATGATAATGCCGAGATACAGCTTGACAATACATGTATAGAACAAATCCGCGAAATAAGGTCTCTAAAATGGTTTAGTGATGATGAAGTATTGAATCATATCAAGAATCATAACACCGAAAGAATCAAGATATTCAAAAAGGCTCATAGCATAATAAATAATAATAAATGTTTAATGTAAATAGATAATGATTAAAATTAAAAGTTGTCCCGAAGGGAAAGAACTTAATCCTATTACAAAAAGATGTGGTAAAAAATGTAAAGAATTTGAAATAAGAGATTCTAAAACAGGGTATTGCAAAGCCTCTGGAAAATGCCCCGAAGATAAAGAATTTAATCCTATAACAAAAAGATGTATTAAAAAATGTAAAGATGGAGAAATTAGAAATGTAAAAACAAGAATGTGTGAAAAAAAAAAGCAACCTAAACCTTCCAAGCCTATTCCATCTTCTAAAAAATGCCCCGAAGGGAAAGAACTTAATCCTATTACAAAAAGATGTGGTAAAAAATGTAAAGAATTTGAAATAAGAGATTCTAAAACAGGACATTGCAAAGCCTCGGGAAAATGCCCTGAAGATAAAGAATTTAATCCTATAACAAAAAGATGTATTAAAAAATGTAAAGATGGAGAAATTAGAAATGTAAAAACAAGAATGTGTGAAAAAATAAAGCAACCTAAACCTTCCAAGCCTATTAAACTTCAAAAACCTACTAAATTGATTAAACAACCTTTACCTCCTAGAACTCCATCTCCTCCTAAAGATTCGCCTTTACCTCCTAGAACTCCATCTCCTCCTAAAGATTCGCCTTTACCTCCTAGAACTCCATCTCCTCCTAAAGATTCGCCTTTACCTCCTAGAACTCCATCTCCTCCTAAAGATTCGTCATTGCCTTCAAAAACTAATTCGTCTTTGTCATCTAAGAAAAATAGTAATGGTTCTGATAATGACATAGATTTATATTATCCCGATATTGATGATAGTAATTTTGAGAAAAAAATAGCGAGAAATAAGGAGTTTTCAATACATAAGATAAGGAGCTTTCCGACTATAAGAACTGTTGAAGATTTTAATAAGGTAGCTAATGAATTGTGTGGTAAATTTGAAACAACCCTATATCAACATTTTATAAGCCAGTATTTATCACATAGAACTCCTTACAAGAGCATTATGTTATATTATGGCGTGGGTGTTGGCAAAACTTGTACGGCAATTACATTAACTGAAATGATATTATCTACAAAAACGATGGATACCACAGAACCGCATATATGGGTAATAATGCCTCAGGCGTTGGAAGAGAACTTTAATAAAGAAATATTCAACTATGATATTAAAGTATTCAAGAAATTATTTAATCAATGTACTGGGGATAACTATGTCAAATTGCTTAATATAAACGAGAGCTCCTTTAATGAAAAGGATAACAAGGACAATATTAAAAGATTATTGAAGAATAGATATGAGATTTTTACATATGACAGCTTTATGAAGCGAATTAATGAAAAATACAAGGATAATATTGTAGAAAACAAGGTTATTATAATAGACGAAGCTCATAATATCAGAAGTACTAATAATAAGGAAAAGGGTACATACAGTACTCTCAAAAAAATATTAGAAAACGGGAGAAATAATAGATTGATATTATTGTCGGCGACGCCTATGTATAATGAACCGCGAGATATCCTAGACCTCTTTAATTTGATGTTGATAAATGATAAGCGCGATAACATATTAAAAGAATATTACAATGTGTTCAATAACAATAACAAATTTAAATTTGACGATAAGGCTAAGAAATTAATTAAAAAGTTGTCTTCAAACTATATATCATATTTAAAAGGGAAAAATCCATTTACATTCGCCTTAAAATTAAAGGCGTCTTATAACAGCAATATAAAAATATTAAATGTTGAGCCAACAAAGGATCCTTCAAATAATTCTATACCTATTAAGGAATTAGGATGGTTAAAATATATAAATGATGATATAGTAATCTCAAAGCTGGGAATATGCCAGAAGAACAAAATAGAAGCTTTGAAAAAAATAATAAACAAGATTAACTATAACAATATCCAGGAAATTGATGAGAATGAACTAAACGACATCGCCGTTGACGCCGTTGACGGAGCTGACGGAGCTGACGCGGACGCCGAAGGATTGTCGCAGAGTAAATCACAGAATCAGAATATGAGATTATTACAACCGATGAATATAGTATATGATAATGATATAGGTAAGGTAGGGTTTAATTCGTTTTTCAGGAATATTGAAGGTACAGCGAGCATATCCGTTAATTACAGTGAAAAATATAAAAATGCCTTGTATCCTACCGAGGAATATTTGGGTAAATATTCAGGTAAATTTTTGAATATATGCAATATAATAAGGAAATCAGAGGGAATAGTAGTCATATATTCAAGATTTGCTTGGGCTGGCATTATACCCCTTGCGATATGCTTAGAACATTTAGGATATTCCCGCGAAGGTACAAATAATATATTGAAAAACGCAGAAATTGTCAAGGACAAGCCAGTGTATAAAGATGTATCTAATCCAAAATACTGTATAATGACAAGTGATAAAAAAGAAATTATGGGTTCTACTACGATTAATAATTTGATAAAGAAGATTAATGATGACAAGAATATAAATGGAAAGGATATCAAAGTAATATTGATAACGCAAGTAGCAAGTGAAGGCCTAAGTTTTTATAATGCCCGCGAGATACATTTAATAGAACCATGGTATCACTTTAACAGACCCGACCAAATTATAGGTAGAGGCATTCGTAATTGCAGACATCAAAAGTTGCCATTTGAAAAACGCAACGTAACTGTTTTTATGCACGCAAGTGCTAATGATGACGCGGAAATGCAGAAGACAGAAACAATAGATATCCACGCCCTAAGAATATCTACGAGGAAATACATAGAGAGCAAAGAGATTGACAAGATAATCTCAGGCAATTCGCTTGATTGTTCCTTAATGAAAAACATTAATTATTTTCCGAAGAAATTATTTGAAATGGGAACTGTTGATATATTAACATCTCAGGGAAATAAAATAAAATACGAATTGGGTGATAATGAAGATTTAGAACCTTCTTGTGGCTTTAAGGATGATGGGGCTATCGCTGAGACCGATGACATATCTGGATATAGAAGCGATGTCTATAAGCATCTTTTAAAAAGAACACAGGCAGCTATTAAAAATAAATTGCTTAAAATGATAGAAGATGATGTATATTATATATCATATAAAGAGTTAATTGATGATATCGGTGAGGATATTGATATTGACGAAGAAATCTTGATATATACTATAAATAAATCAATAAGGCCAGCTGTAATTATTGACAATTACTATATAGAACATCACAACCAGGGTATTAAACTCAGCATTATAGATGATATTATCGGCTCCAGGAATGGAGCTAAGGCCACAATGGCAAAAATTAAAATAAAAATGAATGTTGAAGGATTAAATGATACTGCTGTTAGTGTTTTAGATAACAAGAATAGCGACGATGACATAGATAATATCTTGAAAATTATTAATATAGATTATACTAATATTATTAGTACAACGATATCTATATATTTCAATTTAGATGACAAGATATTTAAAAGATTGGTCGAATATATAATAGTAAATTATGCCAAACTAGGAGACCTTGAAGATAATAGAAAGGCAGAATTGATGTATGTAATTAAATGCTTGGATTCGCAAGGAGTTTTTATAAGAAAGAAGGAGTTGCCTTCATATAATAAGAATAATAATAATGATTATATAGGATATATAAATATATATAATATTGAAAATAAAAATAATGAAGACATTAAAAATCTTGATATATCACTATATAATAATGTGGAAAAACGATGGAGTGAATCGCTGACAATAACAGAACAGAAAGAGTTTGCCAAATATCGCAATAGTAAAATTATTGTAATACCTGAAAATATGGAATTGGAAGAAATGCCCTGGGGTATTATAGAGCCGCAATTTATTAAGAAGGATAATATAATTAAAAATACCTTTAAGATATTTTCTACTGATGCTGTGGTTGGCAAAGGGAAAAAAATAGGTCGCGTATGTACATTCTATAATAAGACAGAACACAATAACTTTATTAAACAAATAGAAAAAGATAATGTATCTACAAGAAACTTTAAGGATATTAAAGAAATGTTATGTAAGCATATAGCTCACAAATTGATGGAAAATAAGAAGCTTGTTTTATTTCCTCTGTTCAAATAATCATATATCAATTACTCCATTATTTTTATTATAAATAATATTTTTATCATTATATATTACGCATTTATCAAATAAGAATGATATAAATAATACTGTTGATTTATTGAATCTGTCATTAGCAATTCCGGACATTATTTCGGCACTCTTAGTGATACCGAAAACTTTATTGAACTCTTTTGTAGATATAAATTTAATTATTTTATCTCTCACATCATCGCGATATGTATCATATGTCAGCGATTCTTCCAAAATTATTTTCATAGGACTATTTTTATGCTTATTCCCCATTTTTTGAGTACTTACCTTAGATTCATTTTTAGGTTCTTTATTTGGAGTCGCTTTATTTACAATAGGAAGTAGCTTAGAATGAGCTACTCTCGGGATATCTTGTATAGTTGCGGGCAGTTTATGAGAATCTACAATAATACCAGGTAATCTATTTGCAGGAACAGGAATTACATTTAGAACTTTGGGGATATTTGCGGGTGTAGGTATATGTGCTTGGATGGGCGCAATGCCTGAAACTGTAATGCGAGCAGATGAGGTATTTTGTTTTTGATAGATGTTTTGACAAAATCTTTCATATAGCTCAGGTTTATCATTCATCCATATAATATCACTGTCTTTTGATGTCGGAAGCTTATTCGTCAAAATATTAATCATTAGATAATATAGACATCTAATTTATATATCATTTTTTATGCGCTTATTTATGGTAATGCATTATGTAATTACATATTCCTCGTACTTTAATTCGTTCTCCAAGATATTTACAGGGACAACATTTTGTTTCATAAATTTTTTTTTCAGTAAATAGAACTTCATACTTGAAGAGAATTTCTGTCTTATATTATTATCTGCTGTATCGTGCTCTACTATTTTGCTATTTACATCTTCTTCTTTAACGCATATAGTTTCATTCAGTAAGCTTTTCATCAATTCGTATTTCGTTATTTCGTTCTGCGATTTAATACAAAATAATATATAATTATTCAGCTTCTCTAATGTATCTTCATTAAGCCAATTTAGATTTATAAAAACCCCATTATTATTCTTAGTATAGTTCTCGCCAGTCGCTAATATTATTTTAAATAGCTCTATTATTTCAACATTAGTCAGTTGACTTACACTATTCTGTATATTTTTACATAAATCTTTTTTATTCATAATATATAAATAATATAAAAATCTATTTATATAATAAATAAAATAATTTAAGGAAACATATTATTAATCTCCATAATTGTCGTCAATATCAAACTCTCCGCCTTCTGAATAATCATCATCTATATCTTCGTCATCTTCATCTTCATCTAATTCTTCATCTTCTTCCTCATCTTCTTCATCAATGTCATCATCAAACTCTAAGCCGGCGCCACCAGTATGTTTTGAGGATTTACTTTTACTGAATTTATAATTTCCTTCTTCGTCATCTTCTTCTTCGTCTTCATCATTGAATATTTCAATACCTTCGCCTTCGTAGTTAGCTTCATCTACTTCTGACATATCTTCTTCGTCAATTGATAAATTGCCATCTTCTATTTCATGAACCTGGGCGATGTCGTCCTTATCTTTGATTATTTTTCCGACAATTGAAATCATATTATCATATAGCGTGAACTTTTTGCCACATACTTTAACATTAACAAAGTCCCCGATTTTAATGCTATCAATATTAACTTCTGATTGTATTCCTGAAGTAATTTTAGGAATGCAAACTTCCAATATAGCCATTTCTTCGTACATTCCAATAGCTCTTAGACCTAAATTATTTTTGGCTATAATTTCGCATTTAATAATAGAGTCTTGTGCGGGATTACATATCTCGGCAATACAGCTCAAATCATAAGCGATATTTCCGTTTAAATGTGATTCTTTAAAATATCCGGCAGACCTCTTAATTATCTTTATAGTATCTTTTTTAATATATCCGTGCTTACTACAGCAGTTTTCAAGTGTATGTCTAACCTTATCATAGATTATTGAGTCAAAGTTTGCTGTAATTTCTGAAGGAACGAGAATAATAGTAGTATTGAACTTGATTGGCATAAACATTTTATTAGCGGGCATTTATAAATATGTTATTAATCTATAAGAATATATCATTTTTTTATTTATATAGTAAAAATTGATATATAAAATCTATAATATCTATATTTATTAGAGAATATACATAATGGAAATATTAAAAGACGATGAAATATTTTCAATTATTGATACGCATTATTCGCTAATTCAAGAGAATAACAGCGGATGTTTAATAAAGTTGAGTAATTCAAGCGAATGGGGCGAAAATGAGTTTGCAAACTTTATAAATGTTATGAAAACCGAGAAATACGACGAGACTATTGAGAAGCAAACGCTCCAAGTAATGACGGAAGATGTTATCCTTGAAATAAGCGATAGCAACAATATCCTGAAATATTCCCATAATCCAAACTATATTGATTACAAGGATAAGAGCGCATCGTTCTATAAATACAAGGTGCTCGCGAAACACAAATATGACCAGTTGTTTAACTCCGAGCTACAATTTAAAACAGTTGCAAAAAAACTCGTAAGCAAAGAGAATCTCCCCGATAACTGGAATGATATCAGGAAGTTTTTTAAAATAAACAAGAGAATTGTTTATACCGACAAAAAAACCAATATGCGGTTTATTGTCAATATATGCAAATGTAATAAATATGATATTGAAGAGACTGACGATAGAGACCTATATTATAAATTGGCTAATTCTAAGATTATTAAATCTTCACAGAAATACGAGTTTTTTCTTGATATAACAAATGCGTCCAAAGATATTATATTGGAAGGATTAATTAAAATGGAACAGGCGCTTTTTCTATCGCCATACATAATCTCAAAAAAACAGCAACAAGATGTCATAGCGAATTATTCAGATCTCGTTTCAAAAGATATCGCAACGCGCTACTATAACTATAATAATCGCGATAAGAAACCCGATGATAAAACGAAGCCTGTATTATTAACCCCGAAGCCTGTTACGCTTGAGAAAATCAATATCTTAGAACCTGACGAATACACCGGCATTAGCATATTATCGGAATACACAGTAACCGAGAAAGCAGATGGTGAGAGATTGCTTATGTTTATAGATAATGCAGGGTATGTATATTTAATTGATAATACATACAAGGTAATAGACACAGGGCTTCGCTCTACAAAGGAGCTCTATAACTCTTTGATTGACGGCGAATATATATCTTGCGAAAAAAGATTGGATAAATCAAATGTTGGGCTCTTTGCGTCCTTTGATATGTATTATTATGGAGGCAAAAAAATCACAAGTCTGCCGCTTATAGAGGACGAGGCCAAAGAAGACAGCCGATATAAATATTTAGTCAGTAGCGGCAAATATATTAAATCGCGCGATGAAGGCAATTCAATTGATTATATTGTCAAAGAACATTTATATAGCGATAGTATCTTAAAGGATTGCGATAATATATTGAAGAATGGTTCAAAATATCCGTACAGTATAGACGGCCTCATATTTACTCCCGCTAAATTGGCGTTGTATTCTTATTATAGCAATAAGCCCGTTGAAATAACCGAGCGAGTTAAATGGGATCGCGTTTTTAAATGGAAACCGCCCGAGCAGAACTCTATTGACTTCCTCGCCAAGTTCGGCAAAGTTATTACGGTGGATGGCGAGAAATACAGGGAAATGTTTCTGCACGTAGGATATAACGCCAAGCACTATGATAAATATACCATAAATAACGCTTTGCGCGAGCTGTATGATGCCGAATATAAGAAATTGAATAAAGAGCAATCGGGCAAATACTCTCTCAAATTATTTAAGCCGAATAACTATTATGCAGAGGGTATTGAGAAATCCTATATTAAGCTGAATGCCCGCGATGAAGCTCGTTGCGAAAGTGGAGAATTGATAGACGGCGACAAGATAATAGAATATAGGTATTTATTGGACGAAAATATAAAGCCATCTATGCGATGGATTCCTATGCGTTTGCGCGAAGATAAGATGCGTATCTATAATACAGGGGAGATTTCTAAAACGGCGAACGATTATTCGGTTGCTATTAATATATGGAGTTCCATACATAATCCTGTAACCGAAAGCATTATCCGCGGTAAGGCTCCTATATTAAAAATGGATGCCGGGAACGAGTTGTTGCAATCCGACGATGTATATTATTCGCGAAAAATCAATCGCGACGGCCTATTGTCTGTTAATATGCAGCAGTTTCACAATATATGTATTAAAAATATGTTGTATTCCAAGCAAAAATATAGGGGCAGTTTGCTGGAATTGGCTTGTGGCGAAGGCGGAGATATGAATCGTTGGATTAATAATGATTATAGATTTGTTCTCGGGATTGATTATGTCAAGCACGGCATATACAATACTGATTCGGGGGCTTACAGCCGTCTCATAGGTAAAAAAGATGACTATAATAATAAGGGCGGCGGACACGGCGGCAATAAGTTCAAGAAGTTTCCCTTGCAATTCCCCGATATCGTATATGCTGCTGGAGATTGCAGCAAGCCTATAATGAACGGGGAGTGTTCGCTATCAATAGATGACGAGGAGAGCGCGAATATCATACAGCTGGTATTAAATAAGCGCGGTGGGAATATTCCGGTGCATTATAAAAATGTTGCTGGAAGGGGCTCTAATGGATTTGATGTATGCGCGTGTATGTTTGCGATTCATTATTTCTTTGAGAATGAGGAAAAAATAAATACATTCTTGAATAATGTGAGCTCTATGTTAAAGGTTGGTGGAACCTTCATATGTACTTTTATGGATGGCAAAAGTGTCGTCGGTGCTATAAATGCGAACGGCGGGGATATGGTAGAGGGACGCAAGAAACTCAATAAGCGCGTGGAAGATAAGGGCGTTCCCTTGTGGGCTATTATTAGAAGGTATGATGCCGAAAGCGGCGGCAGCGGAGAAAAAGATTTCAATAAGAAGGTTGATGTTTATATAGAGGCTACTAAGAAGTTTATTCCTGAGTTTATAGTAGATTTTGATGTACTTATTAGAAAATGTAAGGAATACAATATAGAATTGGTGGAAAGCGAGCTATTCTCGCAATCCTTTAACAAAATCAAGGCGAGATATACAGACCCGAATGTTAAAAAGAATAACATATACAATATAATAAGCGACCTAGACAAGGAGGAAGAGCTCAAACAATTCAGCTTCTTCAATCGCTGGTGTATATTCAAGAAAGTATAGGATGTGTCTATTCACCACAGCTTTATATACCAATTAAAAAACATTTGAATCCTCGTTCCTTAGCTAATTTTAAAGGGAACCTTCTTTCTGGTTTTTTCTGTAAATCTTTTCTTAATAATTCTTTTGTAGTTCTTTTATTATACCTCCCATAACATAAATCATAAATATTTATGAATATTTTTGTTTTAAATAATTTCCTCGCTTTTGTAAGTGATGTTTGTGGTTCTTCTCCAAAAATCTCAAGTAGTTCATTCAAAAAAGTTAGGTTATTATATATATCTCTTGCTATCCTAGCTATATCTTCTCTTTCTGCAATTATATCTTGTATAATATCACCTATTCTTTCGTCATTAATAATTTCGTCATATTCAAATCTATTTAATTTTTTAATAATGTCTCTATAGCTAACTCTTTTTTTTCTACATTCATTCTTTAGAGACACTATAAGTTCATCATATCTAGACATAAATTGATATGTATATATATGTCATTATATACCTTATTTTTATATAATATGTTTTTGTATTCTAAGAGGAACCAAGTTTTTCTAAAATTGAAAATTAAAATTTGAGTAGCTGAGCGTATCTCTTGATTTATTTTGTAATTTCTAAAAAACTTTTGAAATTTTTGAAAAAACAGAAAGATGTACTCAAATTATAAATTGTAAAAATATAAATATCTTTGTGTCTCTTGGATAGTATACATTTGCTCTACTATTTGTATAGGTAGGAGCTTGGGGAGGAGCTTGGGGTGGGGAGCCGGAGGTACCGAAGCCGTGGGCAATTTATATTATATATTTTTTATTTTTGAGAGGCCTCTACAGATTCCTCCTTATTCGTATATAAAGCGTTATTTATTTTTATGTATATAATTAAGATGATATTATTTTATAGTATAGGATGTAATCACAGTAAAATGTTATTGGATAATGTCAGTAGATATGATAAGGATAAAAAAATAAAACTGGTACCTATTGATGAATTGAAGAAACAAAATATAAATATAGAGACAAAGATACATACTGTCCCTGCTTTTATGATATTGCCAAGTAAGGAAATATTATTTGGCAAAGATGTATTTGATTACTTATTATTGCCCGGGCGAGGCTTATTATGTAGTAGTCAAAGTACTAGATTGGATAAAAATATAGCTGATAATAATGCCAAAATAGACAGCGCTATAAAACCTATGGAAATAGCTGTCGGCGAAAATGATCCCCTGTCCTTCTCTTTGAATAGCTCTAAAATATCAGATAACTTCTCTACAATTGAAGAAACAGACGGTGTATGTAATGATAAAAATTACAACTGGGATTTTATAAATAATGATAAAAATATCAGCGACGGCATATCAAATATTAATATTAATTTTGATGAGAATAAGAAGTCCGGAATGCCAACCGTAGAGCAACTTATGAAGGAGCGAGACAACTTGAAATTATAATGAATTTGTCTTGAAATATATATAAGGAATATTAAATATATTTTATTATAGAGATAATGTCAAACCAATATGTATTTAACCAATATTATATTGATTTTATTAAAAGATTAAAACAGTCCGCTAAAAAAATGAAGGAAGATAATAGCGATGATAATGAGAGTGATAGCAAGGTAAGCGAGGATAATTATTTATTTGCCAAGACTATAATTAAAACTATTAAAGCCAACTATACCACATTTGACAAATCCTCAGACGAATATATTAAATATATCAATACTCTTCCCGAAACTTTCTGGACATCTTATGTTGATGCTGAGGAGAGCAAGATAGACGAATGGTTTGATTTGGAGGAAGTCGGAGGAGTACAGATTTTTACTAATATAAGCGTTAAACAAATACAGCGATTAATTAACGACAATTTTCTGTGCCATCACTTCCTAACTGTATTTTATTTGTTTAAGAATGATTTGAGCGACGAGGAGGTTAAGAAATATATCAAGATATTTCAGGAATCCAGCGAAGAGCTGTTGAATGAAATAGAGAATGAAGGCAACAAAAAGATGATTGCTCGTCTCAACTCTTTAAAAACCAAGAATATCAAGGATAAAACCAATCTAAATATGGCAGGTATGGAAGATACTATGTTGGGAAAATTGGCGAAAGAGATATTGGAAGATGTAGATATTGACAAATTACAAAAATCTATTGGCGACAGCGGGGATATTCTGAAGGCTATTGGCGACCCTGATAGTGGATTCAGTGATTTAATATCAAATGTAAGCCGAAAAATGGCAACTAAAATATCTAACGGCGAATTGAAACAAGAGAATCTTTTGCAAGATGCTATGAAGTTTGCTTCTATTATGCCCGGTATGTTTGGAAATCAAAATGGCGGCACCGGAGTCCCTGGTATGCCGGGAACAGCAGGAGGTCCTTCGGGCGCTGGAGCAGGCGGAAGTGGTCCTGATATGGCGGCTATGATGAAAATGATGGGGGCTATGATGAATAACAAGGAGGGTATGGAGGCATTCGGGAATATGATGAATCCTAAGGGAAAAAAGAAGGATACACGAACAACTTTTAATAAGAATGCTTATAGAAAATCTATGGCAATTAATAGATTGAAAACTAAACTGGATAGAAAACAGAAAGATGGGGAATAAAAATAATATAGATATTAGTATTAGAATAAGAATAATAATAATTAATAATGTTTTGGATAGATAATTTGAACGAATTATTTAACCCCGTGTTATATCCAAATATAAATATGACAATTGAAGAAAAGATAAATGCAATAATCAGGCTTATATTATTCATAGGTATTATAGCTACATTAATATTCAATGATTCGCGATATATATTGTTTATATTGATTATAATGCTTATTTCTATATTTATATATAATTACCAGATGGAAAAGAACAGAAAGATAGAGAAATATCTTAACGATAATGATTTGGATATTATTAATAATGAGAAATGCGTAAAGCCGACACAGGAGAATCCCTTTATGAACCCGAGTTTAATAGGGAACAATAATAAATATGATTCGTGCTCTATTGAAAACGAGCATATCAAGGATAACATAGATTACTTTTTTAATAAGAATGTATTCAGAGAAACAGATGATATATATGATAAATCTCTGCTGGATAGACAGTTTTATACAGTTCCTTCAACATCTATACCGAATAACCGTGAAAAATTAGCAAGCTGGCTTTACGATAGAGGACCCTCTTGTAAGGAGAATAACGGAGAACAATGCTATGATAACCTTTATAACAATATAAAGAATACCGCACATTTCTAACATTTTTGCGCACACCAGGATACAAATGCGATGTATGCTATACTTAGCAACTACTTATTTTTATAGATATTATAATTTCGGGGGATATGCCAAGATATATAATAATTAAATAATATAATTAATATATAATGATAAAGAAAACTACGATTAAGTTTGATATTGAGGTTAATGAAGATAATACGGCATCAAAGGAGATAGAATATAAGAATTATTCTAAAAACGGCAATAACGAGGAGAACTTGCTAACCTATAAAAATATAATAAAGTACGATGCTGACGGTAATAAATGCGATAATCAGGAGACATTTAATAAGATTATAAAAACCGAGGAAAATGTTGATGAAATGGTGGGAAATAGTGCGAATAATAATGATTGGAAAATATTAGAGTATAAGAACCACATATTGGAGAAGGATTATAGCAAGATTTATGATAATATTAAATTAGATATAAATTATGATATTATAAAAAATTGCGAAGATAAGAAATACATAGTAGATAAATAAATAATTTATTTATTAGTAAAATATAGATAATGGAAAATAATATGTTTGATACTAATACAAATATATGCTCGGATGATTGTTGGAAAAATGCCAAAGAAGTCAATAACAGCAAAATAGAGGGCTACAATATATATCCTACGAATCTCGTTGCTTGCGAGAGCCCCTTCGTAAGAATGACGGATATGTATTTAAATCACCCGAACTTGCGAGGCCGTCCCGGATACGGCTTGGCAGACGATTGCCTCATAGATAAATATTCGGCGCTAAGAAATGACCCGTCTTCTATGACACAGGATAGATGCAGAATACAATTGAATAACCGAATATTTACTTCGGGACCCAATCTGAGATGCGGTAAAACCGATATAGGCGGAGAGCTGGAATTAATAGAAGGACGCGACACTAATAATGTAAGATGCAAGAAGCAGATTATGGAGGAAGAGATGAATAATTTTATGCCGCTTTTAGATTGCGTCAAAGATATCCAAAAGCCCGAAAATATTGTTCCGGTATGGACTAATGGCGGAGAGGATACTCGCTCATATATTCACCGAACCGAATTTAATAAAAATTGTAATTGGATAGGAAGAAATAAAAACTTTTCTATATAATATAGGAGAGTATATGAGTTTTAATAGAACGACGTATGATAATTGTTCGTATAAACAAGAATTACAAGGTAATGTAAGTACCTTAAGCTATTTATTATCGCCGTACAGATACGAGCACGAAAACAAATGCCGTCATCAATTAGGTTTTGTCGGCGGAACCGTGGTTTCACACATACAAGGCAATCTCGTTGATTTAGATAGTGAGCTAAGAGGACAGACGAGAATAATATCAAAATGCGGGACTAATCAATATGTGCCGACCGAAGATGGTATTATAAAGAATGATAAGACGCAACCCATAGATACTACGATGCTTCATTTGCCAGCTTGCCAATCTATAATGTACAGAGAAGTACCTATGCCGCCAAAAATAAATTACGATAAATGCCAATAAGTAGCTGTCGCTTCATCGCTGGCCTTTACATTATTTTTATATAAATTATCTGCAATAATCTATTATCGCTCCACGCGGGTCAGCTTGGCTCAGCTTGGCTTAGCATAAATTGCCTAAATAATTTACGAAAAAATACCAGATTAAATATATGGGCCCTAGAAGGAATGCCAAGAAGGCAAAAAATACTCTCAATACTATATTTTTAATAGTGCCACCCCAAGTACATTTAAAAGACAAATAGGCAGCTGACGCTGATATGATAAATGTAAGTATATAGAGGACGGCTACAAAAATCTTGTCAATTAGCTCCCATTTATAATAATAATCCGCCTTATATCCCCATAAAATGAGGTAAAGTTTTTCTATTGTAGTATAAGTGAAATCTTCTTCTGTATAGCTATTGAGATTCGCTGGTATAGCAAAGGGTATATTAGAAAAGTTTTCTTTTTTTAATAAAAAAAAAGGGGCTAATAAAAATATTAACATATCTATTTATTTATGTATAAAATAATATATTATTTTATTAGATATGAACCAATATATAGATACAAGGTTGAATTATGATAGTTGTAGTTATAAAGAGAAGTTAAGAAGAACCGTAGGACCCGGCTTATATCAATTAGACTCGCCCGCCAATGATTGTATAGAGTGTTATCAGGATGTTCCAGCTGATCCCTCGCTAAGATACCAATCCTACGGTCATAACACTTGTAGTATGAAAAAAGCCGTTGATGATTCAAGCGAATTGCTCGGTTTAAATTATAAGAATACCAAATGTAATGATCAAGAATATATGCCAGGCAAATATGTTAAATCCGGTTGCGAAATCACAGGCAATACCGAACCCCGTGAATGTATGGTTCCCCGCGAAGATACTCGCTTATCTAATCCTCCCTGTACGCTCAAAGAAACTGGTATTAACAGATGGGAATGGATATGCTACGACCCGCAAGATAAAGCGATTGAAGAATTTGATAGAATCCCCGTAAATTATAGAATGGTAGCCAAGGATAACCACGTCCCGTGTATTGAAAAACCGATGGATCAATCAGTGTTTTTCCCTAATAGCAAGCAAAATAATGACAATCTTGATTCGTGGAAAAACAATAACAAAATGAATAAATTATACAGCCCCGGATATCCCGAAGGCTCTATGTATCCAGGCGTATCCTGTAATAGATAGATATCCTGAGATATCCCGAGATTGATAGCTATATATTTTTTTGTATTTTTTATCCTTCATTCATTAGAGATAAAGAATGGATTTACATTTAGATATACCATCAATGAACAATATATATGATTCTAGATATTTTGACAAAGTTAAAGCCGATGAGCAAAATAGAAGTAATAAATTGTATGAATATTCCAAGAAACCATATGAGTCAGGGATTGTATCTAAAACTGCCGGCTCGTCTATGTTCAACAGAAAGTTTTATTCCGAAATAAATGATAATAACGGCAGCAGCGGCAGCAGCGGAAACGGCGGGCTTAATGATAATACTTATACATATTCGCTAACTGGCGAAAAGGTTCCTTTATCGTCGTTTTCTCATAATAATATGACGCCTTTTTTGAAGAAAAATGTAACTCAAAATACTAACGTGGATAATATGTCTGTGTTAGATAATTTAACAGGAAATAATTCGTTAAAAAAAGGCAAACAGGAGATTGAATGTATGTTTAAGCCACAGATGAACTCGGGGGGAAATATATGCGGTATGAAAAATAATGATGATTTTTTTAAATCAAGAATAGATTTATCCGAAGTAGCTAATAATTTTTTCCCGATAGAGAAGATTCGCGTAGGCCCCGGGATAAATCAGGGTTTTGGCAGCGAAAGTTCCGGAGGTTTTCATCAAGCCGATACTTTGGACTATGCCAAGCCTCGCACATTAGACGAGCTCAGAAGTAAAATCAATCAAAAGGAGACATATTTTGAAATACCCGTCAAAGGGCATATAAAAGGACCCGATAGAAGAGGCGAAATAGCCCCTATGGCAAAGCGAAGACCGGACACCGTTTTTGAACAAACCGAAGATATGTGGATTAAAACAACTGGGGCAAATACTAAGGACACCCTAAGACCGGCGCAAAATATTCGCCCTACAACTCGCCAAGAATCTCATATAGAATATAAAGGTAATATTGCCAAGAATGATTTAAATCCAGGTATCAAAGATGATTATGGTAAAAGCAAGATAATACTGTATAATAACGAGAGAGAAACGACCGAAAATAAAACAGTAGTTACGAATGTAACGAGTATTATAAAAGCCATCGTATCGCCTATTATGGATGCCTTGAAATATACGAATAAGGAATATACCGTAGAGGCCGCAAGAGGAGTAGGGAATCCCAGTATCCAAATACCTTCAAAAGCTACGCTATATGACCCCGTTAATCATATTATGAAAACGACCGTTAAGGAGACTACGATTCACGATAATGAAGCTGGTAATTTGTCGGGCAATAAAGAAACTTATTCGGCGCTTACTGATACTGCTAAAACAACTGTAAAAGAGACTACGCTTCACGACAATGAAGCAGGCAATTTATCCGGCAACAAAGAAACTTATTCGGCGCTTACTGATACCGCTAAAACAACCGTAAAGGAAACGACGATTCACGACAATGAAGCAGGCAATTTAACGGGAAATAAGGAAACTTATTCGGCTGCAACAGATATGGCAAAAACTACTATTAAAGAAACGCTAATACACGATACTGTACTAACAAATGTAAAAAGTAATGAAGCTGCATATTTTAAGAATAGCGACGATGCCAAGAAAACTCTAAGACAAACACTACCGACCCAAGATACTGTTAGAAATATTGGGGGCGTTGTGTATAAGGTGACACTATATGACCCTGATATAGTAGCCAAGACTACTACGAAAGAAACGACAATTGTGGGCAAATCAGAATACGGGTTTATTGGTGGTATGCTAGAAGGAATCTTCGGAGGCTATATGAATAAGAATGTTGATATGAAAAATACGCAAAAACAATTTACATCCGATGTAAGCGAGTATGGTATAGCTGGTTCTATCAATGAACACAGACAGCCCGACAGAACTGCCGATGAAAATGCGGAGATTGATGGAACACGCGAGGCTATTCTAATGGCAGCCGGACATACGCCAAATCCCGGAAATGTAAATATAGGAATAGATTCGGGAGACATAGAAATGTATAGTAAAAAACCTGTAGAGAACAGTTTTGCTGCGAGAGAAAAGGGAAATGTCGGTATGATATATCAATCAACGCCTACGCTTGATAATTGCGGTATAACTAAAATGCCGAATAAATCCAACGCCTATTCTAACAGACTTGATGCTGATTTGTTAGAAGCCGTTAATAATAACGACCTAATGAGAACGCAAAAAATAAATCCCATCATAAATGGCTGCAGGATATAAGGATTATAATACTTGTTCTAAAATATATTAAAAATAAAAAATGACACCTGTATTTACAGATATTACTATTGCATTAGAGTAATGACTAATCAAAATGATAGTGTTGATACTGATATTGAGTTTAGTTTAAGTAAATATTTTGAATCGTTGGAAAATAAAATTCAAAGTATTTTATCACGACCTGAAAAAAATGTATTGACATACGATATTTTAGATACGGAGAAATCAAATACCAATAAATTACTAGCATTAAAAGAAAAACAGAGACAAATGAAAGTTGGTGAAATTTGGCAAGAAGCGTTGGGTAGTTATAACGGTTGGTGCAATTTGAAACAAGGCCACGAATCGGGATTAGATATTATTTCTCATAGTAAAAAAGTTGCTATTGAACTTAAAAATAGAACCAATACAGACAACGCATCATCAAAAAAAGCCAATTTATCAAAATTAGCGAAATTTAAAAAGAATAATCCAGAATATTTATGTATTTACGCAAATATTAATGATAAAAGTGAAAAAACAACATTAAAAGGTTCTAGTAAAAAAATAATTCACGACGGCTTTGAATTGGAACATAAAATAGGTGGTGAATTTCATAAATTTATTTTGGGAAATGATACTGAAGTAATTATCCAATTTCTTAAAAATACAATAGATAAATATACATAAATATACATAAAATTACAATAGTTTTATTAATTCTTCTCCCATATGTTTCGCTAATTCTACGGGAACAGCATTACCAATCTGTTTATATTGAGAATTTAAACTACCAATAAATTCATAACTATCATCAAAACTTTGCACTCTTGCATATTCTCTGATTGTTAATGGTCTTTCTTCTAACGGGTGACACCTTTCTGTTTGTTTTTGTGATGGAGTACATAACAAGGTTAATGAAGGTTTTTCCATAGATAAACGATATAATATTCCGCGTTTCCCCCCTCCTGAATTATAACTATTCCCCAAGTATTCTTTTTGTAAATCTTCAGGTAAATTAACCCAGCAACCGCCTTGTGGTATCATTTTAAATAGCTTTATTTTATTCTCATTATAATTTGCACCGTTTGATTGGGGGACATTATATAAAACATCTTTTAACACTTTTTTTGTTAAACTTTCTTTTGGAAAATTAAAAGGCAGCGTTATATTTTTTATTACACCTACTATAAATACTCGCTCTCTTTTTTGCGGGACATCATATTTAGAAGCATCTAAACATTTATAACTAATATTATATAATTTATTTTTGTTTAATGTATCTATTATTTTTTCTATTGTTTTTCCTTCGTTGTGTGTTAGCAACCCTTTAACATTTTCTATCATAAATAATTTAGGTCTAACCAAATTTAAAATTTCAATAAATTTAATCATTAAATCTCCTCTTGGATCTTCAAGACCCTTTCTTAATCCTGCTTGTGAAAACGATTGACACGGCACTCCTCCTGTTAATAAATCAACTTTATTGATAAATGGCGAATAATCTATTTTATCCATAGATTCACATACAACATTTGCTTCCAGATGATTATGTTTTAATGTTTTACAACAATCCTTATTATTATCATTTAATAAAATTGGGGTAAATCCGGCTTTAATTAATCCGGTACTTAAACCACCGCCTCCGGCACATACCTCAATAAATGTATACTTAGAAATATCACTATCAGTATCATTAGTTTCGTTAGAAATTATGATGTTTTGAGGCTGGTATGTATTATTTGCTTCTGCTTCTTGTTTTGAATTTATAAGCTCTAGTAATTGTGATTTATTTTTTGAACTACATTTTGTAATACTCAGTTCTTTACACTTTTCCAATAACTCTAATTTATTCATTTTTGATATATCGTTTTGTTCACTCATATTACCTGTAATATCTTTTACTATATTAAACTTATAATAATTAAAATCAATTTTTATTTAAAAAGTAAGTATTATTATTAATAAAACTAGCAATTTAATTACTAAATATGAGGACTAACTTGATTACATTTGGGAGCCACGGGAGTTATATTGATGCCGTCAATAGGTTAGTAAGACAGGCAAGTGCACTGAATATATTTACAGAAGTCAAAGGATATACTGCGGAATACTTACAAGACGATGAATATTTTTTTAATAAACACGTTGGCTTTATTAATAACAATAGGCGCGGTTTCGGATATTGGATATGGAAGCCGTATATAATTAAACAGTGGATGGATAAAATGGAAGATGGCGATGTGCTATTTTATATAGATGTTGGCTGCGAATTGGGTATAGAAAACAGAGATAAATTGATAGAATGTATAGACCTCGTTAAAACTGTTAAAACGAATAAAATAATGGCTACGCATTCCGCGGGACAGATAGAGATTAAATGGTGTAAAAAGGATTTGATTGAAAAGCTCGGGATGGACGATGAAGACTTTTTGAATAGCACGCAAATACAATCGGGCATTATATTGCTATTGGTATGTCCGGAAACGCGCAAATTAGTTAATGAATGGTACGATATTTCTTGCGATTATCATAATATAGACGATTCTCCATCTGTCTCAAAGAATTACGATAGTTTCGTAGAGCACCGACACGATCAATCAGTATTCAGTATGTTGGCTAAAAAATATAAATTAATTAGTGATAATATGCTACTTGAAGATGTCGTATATATATTTAGAAATAGAGGAGGCATATCAAGGCTGAAAGAATGGATATCTATATATGGAACTTCGGCAAAAAAAAGTATGCAAACCCAATTCTAGACCGGCACCGCACTTCGTAACTCCGTAAAAGAGATATAAGAATTATTATTAGTATTATTATATATAATATGGGAGCAATTCCTCCTGCACACATACAGCTATCGCAAGTAGAATACATGAGTGCAAGCGAGGCGCGGCGCGTTATGTTGGGTGACGGTGAGGTCAATGCCCTTCGTGTCTGTCTGTTTGCGTCCTACGAGTCGCAGCCAAGGGTGTCGCGCGAGGTGATTACTTACTGCCGCGCGCTCGCGCCGTTTTTTGACCGCATTGTGCTGTTGACGAACGATGACAGAGGTCCCATCCTCAACGCATCCGAGATCCCTGTTGCAGCCGTCGTGCAGGTGCCCAACGCCTGGTATGACATGGGCATGCACTGGCGCGTACTCAAGAATGCGCCGTTAGACAGTGTGAAACGTCTGGCCTTGGTGAATGACAGCTGCCTGCTCGTACGTCCGCTAGACGAGCTGTTTGCCGTAGCCAAGCCGTCGCCGTTCTGGGGCGTCTCCGACTCGTTCGAGATTGCGCACCACCTGCAGTACTTCTTTGTCGTGTTTGAAGCGGAAGCTCTTGCGACCCTGCGTCGGTTCGTGGACGCGTCAGATTTCAATGCATATGGGCCAAATGTTGACGTCCGTGCCATCGCTTGTCGCGATTTCGAGGTTGGCTTGAGCGTGTTCATGGAGGCTAACGGCATCGCACTACACGGTGTTTACTCGCCCGCCAGCATGCTCGCCACGCCTGCAGTGCGGGACGTGCAACCGGACGCCTCCAGACTGGCAATTCAGTGTATCAACCCGTCGATGATGTTATGGGATCGCATGCTCGTGGCGGGATGTCCCATCGTCAAAAAGAAGCGCTACATCAGCCGTCACGGAGCTGCAAGCGATGAGGAGTGGGTGAGCGGGCAAAAACAGAACATACTTGTATGATACACGTGGATCCCTGTACGCTCTCAAGGATGCCGCTCTCGTAGCTTAATCACATCTTTGCGGATTATATATATCAGTTGAAAACAGATATAAGAATTAGGCATATTATATATAATATGTGAGCAATTCCTCTCATATACAATTGCGCTCTCGTAGCTTAATCGGTTAAAGCGTTGGTCTTATGAGCCAAAGATTGGGAGTTCAAGTCTCCCCGAGAGCACCTTTATTTTTATTGATTATTATAACTTCGTAAAAGGGTCATAATAGTAAAAAATGATATAGTATATTCAATATATTCTTACAATCAATATGGTATATATTTACATTCTAAAGCTGAAAAAGGTAAATATTATGTTGGTAAAACATCAAACCCTAATTTTCGCATAGAAAGTCATTTTAATTCAGAAGGCACAGAATGGACTAAAATGTATAAGCCCGAAAAATTATTAGAGATTATAGATGGAGACGATTACGATGAAGATAAATATACAAAAATGTATATGGATAAATACGGAATTGATAATGTAAGAGGTGGTTCATACACATCTATAATATTAGATAAAGAAACAAAAAACCATCTTGTTAAAAATAGTAATAGCACAAATGATAGATGTTTCAAATGCGGAAAGGAAGGGCATTTTGCAAGCAATTGTTGGTCTCACAAATCATCTGCTGCAAAATCTTCAAAAAATGCGATATATGCGGAAATTATGGACATTATGAAGTTAATTGTTATCAATTTTAAAGTAATATATTTAAATCTTTGCGAATTATATGTATATCAGTTGAAAACAGATATAAGAATTAGGCATATTATATATAATATGGGAGCAATTCCTCTCATATACATACAGCTATCTCAGCTCTCGTAGCTTAATCGGTTAAAGCGTTGGTCTTATGAGCCAAAGATTGGGAGTTCAAGTCTCCCCGAGAGCACCTTTATTTTTATTGCTTATTATAACTGCTTAAAAAGTTATAATAGATTACATAAATCTCATATAAATATATTTTGAAATATAAATATAAATGAACAAAATTGCCTTTATATTTTTGATATATAATGTTATAAATCACGAAGAATTATGGCATATGTTTTTTAGCAATATAGATAAGAGCAAGTACAGCATATATATACATTATAAATACGATGAGCGCTTGGAGTATTTAGAAGAGTTCAAGGTAGCCAAAAATATACCTACAAAATATGCCGATATTTCAATTGTAAAGGCGCAAAATTATATGTTATCTGAGGCATTAAAGGATAAAAATAATACGCATTTTATATTCTTATCCGGTTCTTGTATTCCTCTAAAACCTTTTGAATATATCTATGATAATTTAGAAGAGCCCTTTTCATATTTTCACATAGCTAATCCCGATGAATGTCTCCCCGATTGTATCACAGCACTAACATATATAGATATGAAATATTTGAACAAGGCTTCGCAATGGTGTATATTGAATAGAAAACATAGCGAATTGCTAGTAAATAACACGGAATATTTACTGTGGTTTAAGAGTGCTTATGCTGCTGACGAATTATGCTATATAACCTATCTATCCTATACTTACGGCGATAGACTCGGTGAAGAGATTAAAGCTACTTCATATAATTCACCTCCCGAAATTGCTACGACATTTGCGAATTGGGAAGGAATGGATTATAAATATGCAACAGATAGAGAATTAAAAAATTATATACATATAACACAGGCCGAATTGCTTCATTTATTAAAAAGCCCTTGTTTTTTCGGGCGCAAGTTTAAGCCCATAGCGGCTCAATCAATTAACAAGGATTTTTATTTAGATTATGTAGTCAAAAATGTCAAGAGCAAGATTTTCTATTAAGCCATACTATCATCTTCTCCACCACCCTCATATTTTCTCTTTTGTCCGATTGAAAGAGGAATATAATTCTTATAAAATAACAAATATTTTTCTGGAATGTCCCTAATATTATTATACTTATTAACAATAATTTCACCAGCTCTTTGATAAAGAGTGCTCCTATTCTCGCTATTCATAGTGTGTTGTTAATATGTTAATATTCTATATATCTTGTGATATAATCAATTTTTATTTTTAATCAAAAAAAAAATAAAAAAATACATAATATATACCTTTATCAATTATAATACATAATGCATACATAATGCTCGCTCCATTATCTTAGCATTATATATTATTTTATTATTATCTTCTATGTGTTTTTCTTCTTCAATTTTAGCATTATTTATTTTTTTTTCAACATCATTAATAATTTTCTTCTCTTCGTTAGACAATTTATTAAATGCATATTTGTATGCTTCTTTTTCCTGTTGTATTTTATAGTATTCTTGCTGTTCAGGCGATAGTTTCTTATATTCCATAGTTTCTTCTTTATTCGCTGTTGTTTTGTTCTTGATGCTTTTGATTCAATAGTATATTTAAAATAATGAATTAGTCAATTTTTATTAGTATAATATGGATTATATAACATATTAAATAAAAAATATATACCTAACTATCCTAACTAACCTAACTATAACCTAACTATCCTAAGACATATCTATATTAGACCAGGTTCTTTTCTAATTTTTTCATAATAGTATTAGCATCTTGATTAAGTCCTTCAATATAATTCTCCTCGCTAAACTCTAAATACCTATGATGACAATAGGAACAGATACGCAAATTTTTAAGAACAAGCGTCTGTGTATTATTGATAGGATAAAAGAACTTAGAATATTTACCTCCAGAATATGGCTTGAAACAATGAATTTCTTTTACATTATTAACGCCATTATTCTGTGAAGTATAGATAGACGGACTGGACTCTTCCATAGAGTCATTGCAGGGTCCGGGGCAAAACTTAACATTTGAAAGATCAACCGATATAATATCGCCATTATATTCAAAGATTTGCTTTGCGGTAGCTGTGGTAGCTGTGGTAGCTGTTGTGGTCATTATTATCTTGCTGTTGGCTTGCTTGCTGGCTGGCTTTCCGGCTTGCTACTGGCTTTCCGGCTTTCTGGCTGGCTTGTTGTTGGCTTGCTGGCGCTCAATCTATTTTATGCGCAATTAATATTATTAATTTGGTTCATCAATTTTTATAGCATTTATATATTTTTAGAACATATTTTTCTAAGACTCTGTTAAAATAAAAAATGATAAGGTAGGCAGAGATTATAATATCAAGGATGTCTTTAACTAATAAAGGAACTGGAGCAGGAGGTGCAAATACTAATATTACTGGAAAAAAGTTTGAAGATAAGACAGATAATCTTAGCGTTTTATTGTTAGCCGGATATGTTAAAAAAGACTATTATTTATATAAGTCATTTGATGATAAGACAATAACATATGTATCACAAAGAGGGCTGAAAAAATATATGAATACGATGTATAATATTGATATATTTAGAAATCCCGACGAAGCTTATATTATTGACTATAAAAATGGTAAGAAAGTTATAAAAATATTAGAGAAAAAGAATCAGCGTAGTGAAGGTTCAGTAGAGACTAAATTGTGGGCGGGTCCTTCGTTAAAGCGTGAATACGAAATCGTTTTAGGTAATAATTTTGAAGTGCAGTATTCTTATACCGTAAATGATTTTCTTAAACAATCCATATTATCTAATAAAAAAAAGTATGAGGTACTTAATATAATATTGCAGGAGAATGATATCTGCGTGTTTTTTGGAGACGACGAAGATTACTTTGAATTACTAAATAAATGGGTCATTTCCTAAGTACGCCCCTATGCTGCACCGGGGCTGTCTAATAATTTCTAATGATTACCTCATTTGTCTTTGAATCGGGATTTTTTGAATTAATAGACCTTTTGCATACTAAAGTTTCTATGGTATAATTATATTCATTCGCAGAAAAGATATTGCGGATTATTTCTACATCTGAATTACTCATAGCCATTCTTATGTTTTTTTCCTTTAATGTATGTATTATAGCAAATAGCTCGTTATGATTAGCAATATCAAAACCGCCCTTTGTATATCCTACAAATGATGTATTTTTTTCTGGAACATATGGTGGGTCTAGATATAGAAAATCCCCATCTTCAATATTTATCATAGATTCTCTAAAATCGCTACATTTAAATATAACGTCTTTGATTAGGTCGTGTATAATATCCAAGTGATTTTTGTTAATAATTTCAGGATTTTTATAATTTCCATATGGAACGTTGAATCCATTTGGGCCAACCCTAAATATGCCTCTGAAACAAGTTTTATTTAAGAATATAAGCATAGCAGAACCAATTACGTCATTTTTCTCAGCAGCACTTAAACTATTATATTTATTTCTAATCCAATAATAATAGTTCTCTTTTGCCTCTTTGGCCTCATCTATATTGGCCGCTTTTCTATTTATATTTCTGCGTTCGCTGCATTCGCTGCTTTCGCCGCATTCGCCGAAGTCATCAACGAGATGCTTAAGAGCAGCATATAATTCATTATGTTTTGATTGAATATTTTTATAAATATTAATGAGCGGTTCGTTTAAATCGTACGCATATATATTACCTCTTATTTTTATGATGTCTTTTTTGGCATATGATAATAAAGCTAATAATACACTGCCTCCTCCTAAAAATATTTCCCTATAATTATTTATATCTACAGGAAAATTGGCAATAACTTTGTCAATTATTTGCGTTTTACCTCCCACCCATTTTATAATAGGTTTAACTACTACCAATTTATCACCTATAATATCTCTAATGGTACTTACGGTACTTACAGCACTAACAGTACCTACAGCATCATTAGAATCGCTCATAATAATTATAAAATATAACTATATATATATTATCAATTTTTATATAAAGGGAAAAAATAAAAAATTGACAATTGACAATTGACAATTATAATAATATAATATACAATATAGACAATAGACGATGATGAGCTCTGCGAACTTTCAAGATTGGGAACCTGTTGTGCTGAAGAAGACCACCGTACAGAAACAAATCAATACTCAAAATCAGCCAGGATTTAAGGAGTATATCAAGCTGGTTGAAGATGATATCCCTAAGTTGAATAAGATTACTCGCGAATATGCACAGGCTATCGTAGATGGACGCAAAGCACTCAATATCACTCAAAAAGAGTTGGCGCAAAAAATGTGCGTAAAAGATAACATCATTAAGGAATATGAAAATTGTAGCGTAGTCAATTTCAATCTACAATTCTACAAAAGGATTCTCAAAGCTCTCAATATCAACCCCAAAACCGTTTGT